CCTAAATGTTGTCAATTAAACGCCGCGCGCCTTAATAAAGGCAAGAGGAACCTGTTGACGACTAACAATGCGGTTCCAATGAGCCGCAAGCCGTAAGTCAGCAAGAGTTGGCGACATTTCGGCAAGCGTGCCTTCGATCCAGCTAAAGCCGCTAGGATGAATAACCCAAGTTTTTCGCTCCCAAATGCTTTCCATACCGCCGCCATTTCCAGCCTCAGCGGTACGACTAACTTCAGCAGCCACTTTAGGGACACCCTCGCCTAAAGCAAATGCGGAACCTTCAACAGCTCCAAACCCGATAGCGCCTGAGCCAAAAAGAATAGAAGTATAAACGCGAGCATCGCCAGAACCAGTAACAGGCAAAGTATCATCAACAATAACCGTGCGACCGCGATAAGTACGGCGTACAATTGCGCCAGTACTATCAGGGATATTTTCGATTTCGTCGTTCTTTACCATGCGAGCCATAATCTGACTATGAACCGCAACGCCGATAAACATATCAGCGCTTTCGCCAGCACCATAAGCAGCATCAATAAAAGCGTTAGCACTAAAGACACCACCCGCGCCAACAATAGCGCTAATATCAACTTGCATATCGCCAGCATCATTAGCAACGTTGTCAGCCAATACGCCAACACAAGAAGCAATCAACCGGCGATTAAGCTGGCGCTGCCAATAAGTGCCAAAGCGATTTCGAACGTGCTCAAGCGGCGAAGTACCCGCAATTTCAGCAACTAAATCCATTTCGCCAAAACCTTGGTTAAGCCAAGACTTTCGCGCAGCCATAGTACCGCTGTTAATCTTGTTAGGCACCGCCAAATCAGCAGGATCGTCATTGCTATAATTCGGCTCAATAGTAGGATCAATGTCATTCCAAAAAGGGACAGTTACATTGCGCCCGCCGTTACGAGCCAGCGTATTCATGAAAGCGCTAGCCGCGACAATGCCAGCCTGCACAAAAGAACTTGACATAGGGTTATTAATGGCGGTGTACGAACCGTAAATAATCGGTTCAAAAACATCGGAAAGCCTAATCATTTCTTTGTTCCTTTTGCTTAACCGCCACTAAAACATTTAAGTAGCAATAATAGGTTGCAGACTTTGAGCATCTGAAGCGGCTCTAAATCCTGAAGGATCGCGCGCAAGCCATTCACGCCGTTCTGCATCATTCATTTGAGCCAATGGTTTTTGTGAGCCGCCCCCATTAGGAACGTTATTTCCAGCGCCGCCACCGCCATTAGCGGGAGCCTGAATAAAAGGCTTGCCAGCATCACTAGCCGCCCATTCTTTGACATACTCGCTAATAGCTTTGTCATTAACGAAAGCTTGGCGCTTGCCATCTATTTCCTTAACCACAACGTCCCTGCCTAGCAGAGCCTTCGAGGCTTCAAGAAATTGTGGCGCAATCTTGGCTTCAGTCAGCGCGCTTGTCAACGCATTTTCTGTAACCAAAGTACGATTAAAGGTTGCCTCAGCTTCAAGCGTTGTTTTCGCGCTGTCCCGCTCGCGCTCAGCGGCTGTAAGCTGGCGCTTGGTTTCTCGCGCCTCCACCTGTGCAGTACGTAAAAGCCCTTGGCTTTCTTCAAGCTCGCGCTCTAGCCTATCAACTTCCCCGGTGTCAGCACCTTCGCCAGTGCGAGCCTTCGCCAGCTTAGCCAGCAAATCTTTATTTTTTTTGTCAAGCCGTGCAACTTCAACGGCATGGGTATCGTTAGCCGCTTCAACAGCCTCGCCAACAAGCGCCGTAACAATTGCAACGTCCGAAGCATCTTTAGGATCATAAGCCATTTTTTATTCCCGGTTACTAGGATTGTAGGAAAGACAGCTAATGCCCACGATAGGCATTAGCTGTCAAGGCTTAAGGCGCTTGAAATTCGGCGGCTTCAGCTTCAGTAACAATATCGCCCCAAGCTTCAGGCTTAGGAACTTCGCCTTTATATGGCAACCATTCTTGATCTATTGCGCTCCACCTTTCTTTAGGAAAGTAATATGTATCCGCTTTATAAATTTGACCTTCGCTTTCAATTAACAATTTAACTCACTCCTTTCGACTTAACACTTTTTCCCAAGCTTCGCCATAAATTCTAATTTGTTCTCTTTCAGCATTAGTAAACGCTAAAATATCAGCTTTGCTCCAACGCTCAGTAGGTTTTTCATCCGGTGAATATTTTGGCAATATTGAACGCTGTGTTTCATAATGAATATGACCATAGTTTTTAGCCAGCGTCATTTCTTTAACATGAAATTGAATTTCGGCGTTCATGCCATTTGGCAATTTTACCAATCCTAAAATATCTCTATAACCACTGGGAACAGGCTTTAAAAAACGATCTTTTGGCCTAGTTACAAAATCAATACCTTCATCGCGCATTGCCTGAATTGCAATAGGTATATCCTCTAGTTTTCTAACTGAAATTGTGCCTCTAATTGCATCATTAAGTTGTTCCCAATGTGCGATGCCTTTTTTATCCGTATAATCATTATTAACTTTTTCAAGCGCTCTTTTATAACCCTTAAGCGGTGCTATAAACAAATAACCTTTATCACTAGCTGCCATTTCTGGCGTAAACTTTTCAGGGTTTCCGCCTTGTTCTAGGTTCATTCGCTTGGCAACATTATTCATAGCTGAAACGAATTGTTCTTGGCCTATCTCAGCGTTTTTAGATAAATCTTCCCAATTATTATAAGGCTGAGTTACCTTAGCTGGCAAGCCATCTAGATAAGATTGTTCAAAAAATTGGCTCTTACCTAAAGGCGACAAATTGGCGGAAACTGGCGCTTTTTGCGCTGGCTTGCTTTCCGCCATTCCAGCCTTAGCACGCAATTGAGCTAATGTCAATGGCCTTCCGTTTCCATCTACCAAATCTCTAAGAGTTATCTTGCCTTCACGCCAAAGCTCAGCGCGCCCGGATCCTAACATTTCATCTTGGTAAGCGTTGCCCCGGCGCTGCAAATAACCGTCAAAAGTTGTATCAGCGGCGATAGGTCCGCTTTCACTGGCGCGCTGTCCTAACTTGGTTTTAGGGATATTTTTAAAGCCTAGCTCTTCCCAGCTTTTTGTAATTGGAATTTCAACTGAGCGACAATTCCAATGGCGCGGAGTTCCACCGTTATAAGGCTTAGAGTTTTTACCAAAAGGCTTATAAGCTTTTTCCTCTTTATCAAACTTCCACTGACAACCTGAATAACTAACGCAAATTAAACTAGTGTGGCTATCTAAAGTTGAAACTTGGGTTATTCCAGTAACAATGTCGTCATTAGCTAAATAAGTTGCTCGCCTAGCGTCGTTAGCTACAGTTTGCACACTAGTTTGCACAAGAGCAGCAGCGTTCCGCCTAGCAGTATCCATAATACCAACGTTAGAAGAATTGCCAACAATACGAGAAATAATTTGCTGATTTGTTTCTGCATTAGACAATCCTTGTCTAACTTGCTGCATAAAACGTAAAGCTAAATCCTCACTCTGGCCTTTCCACCATGCGCTAGAAGGCGCACCTAAAATCATTGTATCGGAATTAAGAGATTTGAAATAAGCATCTGTGGGCAACTTTAAAGATTCAACGCCTAAAGCAATAGATATGCCACTTGCAGATTGGTCAGCTACATATTGGCCAATTTGATTAAAGTCCAATTCAAGCTGAATTGTGTTATATTTCTTAGCAATAAGCTTGTCAGCCTTAGCTTTAAACTTATCAACTTTTGCTTTAGTGTTAAGTTCGCCGGTTATAGAAAGTTCAGCAATCAATTCTTTCTTCAATTCTTCTAAACGTTGATAAACAACGCCTCGCTCAGCAGCCATAAGGCGAAACATTTGCAAAGCGCTATTTAAAACGTCGTCAAGAATATCTTGATTAATCACTGATTTAATATCACAACTCTAAATTCTTTATCATCTTCATTGTCAAGGCTAGTTACAATATGACAAGTTACTTTGTAATTATTATTAACAGTTCCGCCTGACAAAACTATAATAGCCGCGCTTGGCGTTGCATTTTGCATTTCCAAAGTTATACCGCTTGGCACAGTCCAAAGCATATTAATAATAGTTTCGCCAGATACTAGCCAATTACTCCAATCAATTTTATAATCTTTGGTAGCAGAAGGGTCTTTATAAATAAAGTAACCTTCTTTATCCTGAATAAATCCGGTTTCCATCTAAGCGGCCTTAACTAGAATGACGCGATTTTCAGCCTTTACAATTAAAATTCTAATAGCTGGCGTTTCAGGCAAAGGGCCTATAGCCGAACTTGTCAAAAATAAATTACCAAGTGTTAAGTTTAATTGTGCTTTGGCTTTAAGCAATGCTGTTGAATTTACAGTTAGCGCACTTAAGCTTGCTGCGCTAGAGGCTTTAATCTTGCCGATACTAGCAGATTGAACCGTTGCCGGTCCTAGCGCAGCCGTCAAAACACCCTTAATTTTAGCCTTAACGCTCGCCTGAGCGGTCAAAGCGCCTAGCGCGGCTGTAAGACTGGCCTTCGCCTTCGCCTTGGCCACGATAGATGCTGTGAGGCTGGCGAGCGTTGCGGTTGTGGTAGCGTTTGAACTGGGTATAACACTAGCGCCGGTTGAAACTAAAGTTAAACCGTCAAGAGTTTTATTTAAAGTAGATTTGCTTTTTAGTTTGCCAACAGCAACTAAGCTAAGCAAAGATAAAGATATACTTACCGTTGCTTTAATTTTAATTGTAACGGGTGAGGCAAGAGTTAATGTTGTAAGAGTTGAAGTTAAAGCAGCGTTTGATTTAAGTTTTGCATTGGAACTTGCTGTTAAATCGCCAAGAGTTTTATTTAAAGTAGCACTAACAACGTTACTTGCTACGGTTATCCCGGCCCCAAATGCGGTTGTGCCAAATCCTGACAATCCGAACACTGGCTAACGCCTCAAATCGGCAGCAATCTGCGAACGAACTGCATCAGCCTTTTCGGCGGTTAGCACGCTCTGCGATTGCAGCGCGTCAATGAGCGCCGTTACCAGCTTATCCGAATTGGTATGCTCGACCTCTGCCCGGGCAGGAGCCTCGCCGAACACACCATTATTA